GTTCTTTTATTGGTTGTATGACGTTTGCAATGATATACGCACAAATCCTGTTTAATCCTGCTAAAAATCCACCATCGTTAAATGACTTTGTAATATTATCCCATATTGTCCCAACGCCAGAAATGCTATCAGTTAATCCTTTTAGTCCAACTCCAACACTATGTATAAACCAATTTGTCGAATTAGACCATCTTTCGGCTGCATCTGTAACATCTTTCCAATATTTTATAGTAAAATATAAAGCAGCACCCAAAGCAAGTACAGCAGCGACTACCCACGTAATCGGATTAGCTAATAATGCAGCCGTCCATGCCCACGTAGCGGCAGAGGTTAACCAAATCCATGCAGTAGCTAATTTCATCGCAGCAGTCCCTTTTAAAGTGGCTAACATTAATCCATTTTGAGAAATAGAAGCCAAATCAGTAGCTAAAGTAAAAGCCCATGTTGCAGACGTAGCCAATAAAGTAAATGTTCTACATGCAACCGTAGCGACTTTTAAAAATACTAAAGCCGATGTATAGGCAACTACTAAAGGAATGATTATATTCAGATGTTTAATTACAAAAAGAAAAGCCCCGGCAAAGTCTTTTATATACTCTGAGATATTTTCTTTAATCATCTTTTTATTCTGTGAAATCCATTCGGACATTGAATCCATTACTTTTGATAAAGCAGGAATCACGGCAATACCGATAGAATTTTTCAAAGAATCCAAAGACGTGTTTAAAAGCAGTTGGTTGTGATGAAATTCTTTAATAGCATTTGCGGATGTGTTCGTATCCGAAGCATACTTTCGATATTCTTCGCGTGCCTTCTCAACGCCCTTAGAACCTTGCATAAGTAAAGAGGTAATCTCTTTTGCCCTCGCACCAAACGCAGCAGAAGCAAACGAAGCCCTGACGGTAGGGTCTTTTACTTTCGAGACAGCCTCAGCCATTAAGTCAAACGCAGAACTAACAGATTTTGTCCTTTTTAATTTTACTAAAAGTGCTTGGTCGTTTGATGCTAAAAAAGTATTCAAATTACCAGTGTTCATTTTTAACTTACCAATTTGGATTGAAAACTTTTCAATATATTTCATGCCTTGTTCAGCCGTCAAACCTTGACTTTTCATAGCAAAAGTAAGCTCTTTAACGCTTTGTAAAGACATTCCAGTCCGTTCGCCAAATTTAACTTGTTGAAATCCTGCCTCCGCAGCTTTTTCAGCCATACCAACAAGCCATCGTGATGCCTCAACGATAATTCCACCCGCTAAGATAGATTTAAAGTTAATCATTTTTGAACTTAATGATTCCATTTTATTAGCCAGACCAGAAGAAAAAGCCCCAACTTTAGAAAAAGAAGCGGATGCAGTTAATGCAAACATCTCGGTAGATGCTTGCATTCTCTTAATTGGTGCTGTAACACCGTCTACGCCTTTAAATATGATGGATGCTGAAAAAGCCATTATGTGGATGAATTTATTTCTTTTGAATATTCTTTAGCATCTTCGAACCAGTAGTAAATCCCGTGATAATCCTTTTTGTCTAAAAAAAGTTTATCAATTTCAGAGGGTGCAAAACGGTACATTCGCACCACCGACTTAACAGCGATGTCGAATGACCGCTCACCCTCTACGTGAAAAAAACAGAAACAATTGCATCGGTTATGCGAGTGTCGGAAATATCAGAACGCCCTAAAATCATGTTGTCAACTCCTGTGAGTTTCGCACAAAGTTTACGTTGCGCTGCCATAGCTTGTGATGGGTCTTCGGTCTTAATTCCTTTGTAAATTTCCTCCCTGTCTTTTGCTGTCCATCTCTCAGAGAAAGTCAACTTATCAAATAGGATAGTTCCTTCGGATGATTTTATTGGATATTTAAGAATTTGAGTAACGATGCCGTCTTCAATCGTGATGATGCCTTTCGAAATAGCTTTAATTGCCCGGTCGTAAAGTAGCCTGCTTTGTGAATATTCTTTACGGTCAATTTCGTCAGAACTATTCTTTAAATTTTCGTCAGGGATAAGACTTTCAGCGTCGTTATCTTCTAAAAATTGCTGCCATTCTTTTTCGGCAACTTCGAGAGATATTTTTGTTTCCATTTTATAGAGGGTTTTAAAATTTAGAGCCAATTGTAGGAATCGAACCCACGACCTAAACATTACAAATGTTACGCTCTAACCAACTGAGCTAAATAGGCAATATAAGATAGGGTTTTCAAAAAGAATACCCTATCTATTTTTTTATAAACTTGTCAATTTTCCACCACCTTCAAATTTTAGAGGGATGGTAGCGTCAAAAGTTGCGCCTTTTATTTCGCCAACAATCTTACCTTTCCCGATCCAAATTGTGCCATCAGCAAGCTCAAAAGTACAATCAACCTCTTCAAAAGATGAAGCCATTGCTTTTACTAAATTAAGCGTATCAGTTCCTTGACGTTTCCACGCAATTGGTGGGGTTTCTACAACCCATCGACCGATTGTTTGTTTGTAAATCGCCTCACCGCTTCCAGTTATGCCTTTTGGGTCGCTTTCAGTAGTTAAACCACCTGTTTCAATTTGACCATTTTCCCCAGCTTTTGGGTAAACTGTCAAAGTTCCCAAAGTTGAATGTTTCAACCCTATTTGCAAAAAATCACATCCTATAAACATAATCTTATTTTTTAAACTCCGTAATAGAATCCGGCTTCTGCCGTGGTTGAACAAATACGAGCTATTCCAGTTCGTTTATATCTAAAAAAAGTATCAAATCTATCAGGATTTGTCGAAGAAATTGCAACCTGCAAGCTATTCTTTGAAAATTCAGCATCTGCGATTAACCCCCTATCTGCTAAGTCGTCAAACATAGCGTGTAAAATACCTTTCCATTGAGCGGGCGAAATTACACTCGGAGCACTTACTACTGTACCATCTGGAACTAATGTGTGATTAATCACATTGACTTGTTCAAGAAGTTTGTAAGCGTAACGAATATTCCAGTCCAAAATCAAATTACGAACGTAACTAAATTGTGGTGTAATTTCGTTAGTTGGGTTGTAAGTCGTAACCAAATCTTTAACTACTAAATCACTTCCTGATAAATTTACTGTTGAAATTCCTGCTTTTACACAATTATCACGGTAATTGTAATCGGAATATTTACCCAAAATAGCATCAATCGGAGCATCGGGGTAAGCTTGATCGTTTACGTCGAGATTTGGTGAATTTTGACCTATTGTAGCAACTAATAAAGCCACATTTGCAGCAACTTCTATCGGCGAGATTGAAGTATTAGGAGCAGGACAAAAAACGTTTGTGCACTGATTTAAACGAGTTGCGATGTCTGTTCCTTCTCCTGTAATTGGGTCAGCATCTTTAACTGAATAAAGAGCAACAAACGGCTTAAATAAAGTAGCCGAATAACGCCCTGTCGGATTAGTAGGGTCAGGAACTCCATTGACAGATTCTAACAAACTCAAATTTGTTGAATCATTGTAAGGATTAATTACGATTGTATTCCAGTCGCCTTGAAAGTTAGCAAGTGCCGATGCGACATCTCCACTCAAAGTTCCGGCTACCGTAACAACTGCATAGGAAACTCCAGCTGAAACTCCACCAAGTTGAGGTACTACCGAGAAAATGCTCGATGTCCCTTTTGTTTTTGCCGTCAAGACTAAAGTTGATGTACCACTTGCGATAACCGGACTTCCATATACTGCGTTTATAGCGGCAATGTATTTACCAACTATAATAGTAGGCGTATCACCTTTAACGATACTTACAACATAAGGCTGTCCATCAAGACTAACACGACCACCTATTTCAAGATAATGAGTTGCGTTGTCGGTTGCTGTTCCTGTGATTGTAATTGTTGATACTGTTGCTGTTGCGCTTCCAGCTACCGCAACTGGATAAACCCAAACAGGAATTCCCGAAAGTCCACCGCCTTGAATCGGTTGTAAAATTCGCATAGCCAAATATCCGGGGCTTCCATCTCCTAAAACTTTCGCAACATCTGAAGGTGTTGTTGCTTGAAAAGGAGTTAGAGATAAGCCAGTCTGATGGTCTGTATTTGCTTCTGAAAGTATAGCGATTCTTTGCGGTAGGTTTGGAGAACTTAAGGAATAATTACCCTTTGTAATCTTATAGCCAACAATTGCCGCTCTTGCGCTGTCACTTACTGCGTTTGATATTGTCATATTATTGTAAATTTATAACCTTTTTCTGTATTTTCCAGTTTTACAACTGTATTGAATAATATTCCTAAAGTTCCTGTCTCTGTTTCGGTTGTTTCTTCAGCTACATAATGAACTTCTAAAGTTCCCGAAATAGTATTTTCCGCATCGTTTGAAATTCGTGGTTGTGTTCTTGCTATTGACTGTACTTTTCTTGACTGAATAAATTTATCTGTAAAATCAAGATATAAGTTTTTGTGATCCATCAATATCGCCCGAATCATTCCCATTAACTTTACATTTGCTAATGCTGACTTTTTATCACCATCGGTTGTGGGCGTAGTGGGCGAATTTGTGTAAACTTCAATCAAAAACTTATTGTCAAAAATGCTCGTAAAAGAAGTATTCTCGTCATAGTTTTGACTTTCTGCATAAATAACATTAATAACTGGTAGTTCTTCTTTATCTATCGGGCAAGTCCTTTCAAGATAAATATTCGGCAAGATAATCGCAGCACCTAAAGTCATTTGATTTGCAAACTCAGCGGTTAAAACACGCCCGATTGCATCCCTAATTAATTCGAAAGCCTGTGACGGTATTAAGTTATTCAACATATAAACCAAGATTTAAAACAATAGTCCCTAAAGTTTCATCTGCAAAATTCTCTTTAACTATGTAAGTCTTTGAAACTCCGTTAGAATCTTCAAAAGAAACTAAAACACCACGTAAAAAAACTTCATTTTTTGCGTTACGATAAGGGAAATTTACAGCAATCAAAGAACTTTCACTTACTGTAATGTGAGCATTCTTAGAATTTACTGTTTGATTTTCTGTGTCAAAACTTAAATGGTGAACTAAAGCCAATCCTTGAATCGTAACTGTCAAATTATCTTTTATGAGTGTAATATCACTCTCAAAACCAAATGACGTTAAAATCATGTTAGCCGTATTTCTCGCCAAATCAAGAATCTTCCCCATCTTTTTTCTTTTCTTTCTTAATGAGCGATATTGCTTTTATTTCGAGTAACTTTTCGATTGACTCAGCTAAAAAAACACTTTCGTCTACAATTTCGCCCATTTTGTAACAAGCACCCTTGATGCCTGTTACAATTTGGTGCTCAATTTTATACATTACGATAGAACGGTTAAGCAACTGAAATGGTCAATTGTCAACGGAACGGTAAGCCCAGCCGATTTGATTTCAAATACATGTGCAGAAACTTCCGGTTTAATGTAGTTGTTCAAGATGTAAGCTCCTGAGTCCATCGTTTGAGCAAACTGAGTATTTTGAAGAATACCACTATCACTCATAACACGAGGAACAGCGGCAAAACTCATGAATCCTTTGAAGCTTTCTGCAACAATTACCACTTTTTTAGGGTTAAGGTAATACTGAGCAGTTCCACTAACATCGGTATATGTTTCATTATATGACCAAACATTTACGATATACGGTCCAATTGGAATGCGGTTAATAAATACTGCTCCGGTAGTTGCTTGAATACGTGGTAAGTTATATTCAGTAATATAACGTTGGAATAAACTAAAGTTTTTAGAATATTCAGCCGAACTAATCAAAGCCTGTAAAGCAGCACCACCACAAACCATATTGAATTCAACAGAAGCCGCACCATCAATTTTTAATTGGTCGAGTTGAGCTTGTATGTCCTTTAAGATAGTTGTACTTGTATCCCACTTATTTGTCAAAGTAGCGATATGGCTTGATTTTGATTTGTAATCGATTGTATCAAGCGTATTAGTTGTTACAGTACCAGTTTGAAAAACAGAAGCGGCTTGCAATTCGTAAGCACGTTCAATTTTATTTTTCAATTCTCCGTAGTTCTCTGTAATTTCGGCTACAGCATTAGCGAGCATCTGTGGTTCAATTTCAGTTCCTTGAAATCCTGCGATTTGGTCATAAAGAGCCAAAGAAGTGTTATTGAAATTCTCAGCATAGTAAGGAGGTAGGAAAACTTTTGAAGTCGAAAGACCAAATTTGTTTTTTTCTCCCTCGTTACCTCTCATGATGTCGCTCGCAATTCTACGAGTACCACGCATTACTTCAATACTTACGAATTGAGTCGAACTCACTTTGTCCTGAAAGAAAGAACGAAAGAAGTTAGTAACCGGTAAACTTTCACGCCAAGCACCTAGGAATGACTGTGTTAAAAGCTGTCTAGCTTGTTGTATAGGTATCATATGATTTTATTGATTGTCGTAACCCGACATTTGTGTTGAACTTATGCCTATCAATGTAGTTTCGGCAGTTATAATCTCACGAATAGCCTTACCAGCTACAACGGTGTCCAAAGTGTCAGAACCTTGAAAGATTAATTTTGAATTATCAAAATCGCCTGCAACGCAATAATTCACGTTAGTAACAGTAGCTCCGGAAGCGATAGAAAGATCTTGATTCAAAATACCAACGGCAACCTTACCACCTTCTGTATTTGTAGAATCAAATAATCTAAGATAACCAACTACATTAGCGGTGTCAACTGCAATAGCTTGTACTTTTGCAAGAAGAGTTCCGGCAGGAACTACCAAAGTTGATCCAGTTGTATTTTTGAAAGACCCGGTTCTATATCGGTTTGCACCAAGAAAAATCTTGGTTAAATCATAATTGGTGGTTAACTGGCTTCCAGTATTAGTCACCGTGTTGATGATGCTCATTATTTATAAAGTTTTGATTGAATTTCAGCAATTGCTTTTGAGTCACCTTTTTTAGTGGCTTCAATTAACTGTTTAGTCAAAGACAATTCTTCTTCCTGAGCAGTTTTTTTACTTGCTTCGGCTTCGGTTTCTTTTGCGGTAAAAACAGCAGTTTGAGAAATTTTTGCAGATGCAATTTTTTCAATTCCCATTCCAGCAAGCACTTGTTCTACTGCCAAAGCAATTAATCCGGCTTGTGCTTTTGCTTTTTTAGCATTTTTACCACCGCCATCGTGGTCGGTGTCTGTTACAGGGTCAGAATCATCGTCCCCATCTTCGTCAGGGTCTTCTGCTTTTGCCTTTGCTGCCTTAGCTTTTTCTTTTAGCTCTGCCTTGTAAGCCT